ACTGCCCATCAAGTTGCCGTGCTCAATCAGGTCCATAGGGATGCGTTCTTAATGGGCAGTCTCGCAGAAATCGACGAGAGCATCTGTAAATTGCTCGCCTCCCCCGACTCCGGCGCTGGCGTGCGGGCTGTGGTGGAAGCGGCGGAAAAAGAAACGGACGCCGAAGACGAGTACCAAGCACGACCATGTACGACCTTGTTCGATTGGGTTGAGACTAAAAGCGTAGAGCGCCGCGAGGCCGTACGCGCCCTCCGGGGCAAGGAAGGGGGGTGATAACCGTGCCAACGACAGACAGACCAAACCCGTCGTTTGAGACCCCAACGCCTGAAGCCCGCTTACGGCGTGGGGAGAGATAGCGGGCAGGAGAGGAGAAACGATGGCTGCTGAATCAATTTGTGATGGCTGTGGGGCGCGTGAACCTATGGAGTGCTATGGAGGGCGGTGGTTTAAGCCCAGCTTGTGGTTTGAACGCACGAGCAAGGAGACCGGTGAAACCCTGACGGCCTGTTCACGGAACTGCATCAACAAGATTCACGAGAAGCGTACAGCCGAAGGAAAGGAAAGCCACACACTGGTGCTCCCATTATGACCACTAACCCATTCACACCCCAGGACGCCGAGAGGCTGCGGGCGGCGCTCAAGCAGAAGGAGTCCGGTGAGACCGCTGACGAAATTGCGTTCGAGATTAAAGCGCTTGCGGCCGTCCCCGCCCTTCTCGACCTGCTCGATGCGCTGCTGCCTGTGGCGGTCGCTGCAAATCAATACTGCGAGAGCAACCTTTTGCCGCCTGGAACATCAAGGTTATCTACAGAGCAAAAAGAGGCGTGGTTGAACGCGAGCAAACGGATGGAGCGCGCGGTTGAGAACTTGCGTTCAAGCCCCCACGCAATCTGGCTGAAGCAGGGGCGGTAGCCCATGAACCCACTCAAAAAAGACTGCCCACCTGACTGCCCTCTCATTGGAGCACCTGGGCCAGTATGGGGCGAAGGGAGTAGAGATGCCAAGATTATCTACATCGCGGAGAAACCTGGACCAGACGAGGCGAGAGCTGGCCGTCCTATGTCAGGAGGTGCGGGGAGGGTGTTCAATCGACAGATCGCGCAGGCTGGCCTACGCCGCTCTGACGATGTATTCACTACTAACCAAGTCAAATGTGTCTGTGAAGGTGCACCACCCCCTAGAGCCGTTGAATGCTGCAAGCCTTACTTGGACAGAGAGCTCAGACTCGTTAAGGCCAAAGTAGTTGTATTGGCCGGTGCAACATCGTTTAAGGCCAATGTTGGTAGCTACAGCACCATTGATTCATCCTACCGGCCCTCGAGTTCTATTCAACTAAGGGCCGGTTGTGTTGAACACAAAGATGGTCGGTGGTGGATCGGTACGATCAATCCAGCGTTTGTGATGCGCCAGCCAGAGTGGCGTATTGGAGCGGTGGATCATTTAAAGAAGGCGCATGCTTTAGCGGAGGGGTTGGAGCCTCAGCGACCTGTAGTTGAGATCTATCCATCGGATCAGAGGGTCAAAGAGTATTGCGAGGAGGCCATAGAGTATGGATACTTCTCTCATGATGTCGAGACAGTACCACCACCTGAGAAGGGAACAGCAGATTGGGAGGAGGACGAGTATGTCGGAGAGACCGATTGGACAGTCACGATGTGTGGGTTCTCAGCCAGACCTTATCACGCTATACTGGTTCGGCCGTCTCAAATACAGCTATTCAAGCCCGCCTTTAAGCACTCCGGACTTTGGGCCCTTGCCCACAACCAAGAATACGATTACTACTATGAGGCTCCATTTGTGGGAGAAGTGGGTGCTAAGAAGTTTGATACGCTGCTCGCTACGCATTATCTACGCAGCTCTTTTCCGAAGAAGCTCAAGCCCTATTGTCTTCAGCAGTACACGTACCTACCCTACTACAATCGTGATTTGGGACGATTGAATGAACCACTCTACTGCGGAATGGATGTGATCACCACCCTATTGGCAGGCCGCCAACAAATGAAAGAGCTCGTGGCCGAAGGCCTGTGGGAAGTATTCTTCAAGTACGGGATGCCTCTACTGCCTATTCTAGAGGACATGCGTCACATAGGGGTGCAGATTGATATACGTAAGGCCTTTCTCTTCAAGCGGATTATCGAACACAAAATAGCTAGGGCTGAGGTCATCGTTGGCAGGATGATGGGCCCACTATTCAATTGGGCTTCTAGCAAGCAACGTAAAGAACTCTTCTACGACAAGTGGGGTCTGCCTACGCAGTTTAATGGTATGGGGCGTGAGAAGAGAGTTACGACTGATTATGAGGCCCGCAAGAGGCTGCGCTGGTGGATCGAGGCCGACCCTCAAAGGATGATCAAACACAAGGCTGCTCATGTGTTGCTCAATCTAATGGACTATTTGAGTGGTGAGAGAAAGAAGCTTGAGTATTTAGGGCGCATAGAGCCTGATGGGAGGATACATGTTTATTATAAAGCTTATGGAACAGAGAGCTTCAGACTTAGTAGCGTACCTAATATGCAAAACTGGCCCATCTATTCTATCAAAGATTGGGGTGGGGCGAGGAGGGACACGAAAGGATCCGATGATCCAATCAGTACTGCTGGGTCAGGACAGGAAAACAATAGAGAGACTGATCCTGGATCACTACGTTCTCTCGTGGTACCGGATAAGAAAGACCACGTTTTACTCACTCTCGATTTCAGTCAAATGCAGCTCTGGATCTACGCCGCGCAATTCAACGTTAAATGGCTATTGGATATTAAGGCCTCAGGTGATTACATCTACGGAGTTGTAGGAGAGGCTCTCTATAAGGAGCCTTTTTTTGATGGCAAGGGCAAAGCTAAGGCCAACAAGATCAAAGGCTATAGCGAACAGCGCATGCGACGAATTAAGGCGGTGCCTTTAGGGTTTTTGTTCGGCCGTACGTCAGAAGCCGTTGCTAAAGAATACGGCTGGCCTACCTCTGAAGCCGAGGAGATGCGTAAGTGGTGGTTTGGTAAGTGCCCTGAGCTACTAAGAAGCTACGACACTATCAAGTATAAGCTAGGTCAGCAGGACTACATCAAACACGTCTTCGGCCAGAAGGTCTGGTTTCCCTCAAAGAAGCTTACAGAGGCCATTAACTCGCATGCCCAGTCCAACGAGGCCTTTATACTTATAGGTAGCATCATACCAATCTACAACGAGTTCAAGGCTAGGGGCTGGTGGCCCTCGCGAGCTCGACTAATGTTGACCACACACGACAGTATGACCTTCTCGATTGAGCAAGGCCTGGTGGTGGAGGCCTACGAGGAGATCATAGCTCCTGTATGCAACAGGCCTATACCTGAACTAGGAGGTATAACACTTGAGCACGAAGCTGAAGTCAGTCTAGAATGGGATTGGAACACGACCCCTTATAGGGTGTGGAAGGAGCAACAGAGTGGACAGGCTGTCCTTGGAGGAACAGGTCAAGGTAGTTCTAAGAGCGCTTGAAGGAGCTAAGTATCAAAAAGGCAGCCCCACTTATGTAAAGGCTCTTGAGTGGCTTAAACGGTGGCCACGGGATGTGGATTTGGGGCTGCAGAAGAGGTTAGAGCAGGCTATATGTGAATCATTTGGGGTGAGTGAGGCTGAGGTTTGGGCTGCTGTTGAGGGGAGGGCGTTGCCGGCCCTCAAGCGCAGTAGTGAAGATGAGCTCAGGGAGATATTGCCCAAAGAGGGTTGGCTGGCCAACTATATAAAGATGACGGAACAGGTAGAAAGCCCGCTGAGCTATCATGTGACGTCAGCCTTTACGCTGCTAGGGGCTGCGCTCGGCAGGCGATGCTGGTTCAGCATGGGGTTTTTTAATGTCTATCCGAATTGGAGCTCGATTATTGTGGGGCCTACGGGGAAGGTGAGAAAAACATCGGCCGTAGATATAGCGTTGAGTATTGTGCACGAGTTGGCGTTGTGTCCTGTAATGGCCGATAAGGTAACGCCTGAGTCGTTTGCTTCGGCCCTTAAAGAAAGCAGTCAGCAGTTTATCTATGCGCCAGAGTTCAGTGTGATGTTTGGCAAACAGCAGTATAATGAGGGCCTGGTTACGTTGATTATCAGACTACTTGACTGTCCGGAGGTATTTAGTGTTAGAACTCAAAAACGCGGTACTGAAGAAATCCATCAACCTACTCTACATGTGCTTGGTGCTTCAACTATGTCACTTCTTTCCACTGCCACCCCTGGTGAGGTACTTAACAGTGGTTTTCTCAATCGGTTTGTTGTTGTGGTTGAGGAGGGCACTGACAGATGTTTTCCTATACCCGTTGTTGGTATGGACGCCAGAAGGACAGTCTTGGATCGAGTCGGAGCTCTCAAGGTTGCATCAGGCGAGATTAGACTCGATCCGGCGACGAATGATGCCCACACTGAGTGGTATAGAGAGCTCAAAGGGGAGTTACAAAGAGCCGACGAAGTAGTGGCTTCAATGATCGAGAGGAGTCAGGTGCATGTGTTGAGGGCCGCTACGCTGCTGCACCTGGCTGAGTGTGGTACAGAAAACATCTGTTGTAGGTGTTTTCAAACGGCTGCTAATCTAATCAGGTATTTTAATCTGAAGGCGCCCTCGACAGCGAGGGCTGTGGAGAGATCGGCCCAGGCTCAAGATAGTGATTATGTGTTGGGAGCTATTGTCAAGATGGGTGGGAGTTGCACACATACTGATCTGGTTAGACGGGTGAGCAACCGGATGAATAGTAGGCAGCTAAAAGGAGTGATCACTACGCTCGAAGAGCGAGGAGATCTGCATGTAGGTAAAAGGGGCATGGGAAGGATTTATGTGTTGAGGGAGACAAATGATGGCACAGATTGAAGAAAGCTGGCAGCCCATTGCTGAGACCTTAGGCTACCGTAACGAAGAAGAGATGCTTAAACATCTCTACAACGAGCAAGGGTTTTCACTTAGTCAGATAGCTAAGATTGTGGGCTATTCAGTATGGTCTGTGAGGCGAAGGCTCGTGATGACTGGAGTGGTGATGCGCAACCGAGGCGGGGCCAACAATCAAATGGGGCGCAAGCTGGCTAATGTGCCTGACGACGAGATCTTTGGTGGTACGTATGAGGTCGTGGCCCGTAAGTTTGGGGTGCACACGGCCTCGGTTTACTTGGAAAGGCAACGAAGAAGGAGGACACGAAGTGAAAGTCAAGTTCGACACGCAGAAACAGACGATAACGGTCAGTAAGGGGGATTTGGCCAGCAGGATGAGCAGGCTGGAGCTGGAGGCTCAACAGGCATTGCAGGCCCTAGTGGTGAGCCAGACCGACAATCCACCGGTGGTAGTGTTCAGGGATACAGCGAGGACGAGAAAGTTGTTGAGGATGAATGATCAGACGTTAGAGGAGGTCTGAGATGCAATTCTGTTTTATCACACCTAAACCCTTTTTGGAGCGCTACGCTTTCAAGTCGACCACACACATGGTATTGGCTCAGTTTGCTGCGCGCGACGAAGACTACTTCAACTTCTACAAAACTAGGGGCGAAGCAGGTGATGTAATCATCCTGGACAACGGTGCTTATGAAGGGGAACAGCTCTGGTCAGAAGAGCTCATAGAAGTGGCTCTACGAATGGACAATGTGGAGATGTTGGTAATTCCTGATGTGCCTAATAACTTCGCTCGCAACGAGGACAAATGCGGGGAGTTTCTAGACCTGCTCGATGATAAGTTTGGTTGGCCTGATGGAGAGGCTTACCCTTTCAACCTGATGAAGGTTATTCATGCTACACCTGGTGTATTGAAAGAATTCGTGGTCAGTTATTTGAACGCTGAGCTTGACTCCCGAATCAGTGGAGTGGGATTTAGCAGGTTGACGCCTGCTTATAGCTCGAAGAGCCATCTAAATGACAACAGGGCTGATCCACTCAGAAGGGTGAAGTTCGCTCAGTATTTAAAAAGAAGTGAGCTCTGGTGTAGCAGGCTGGAGCATCATGCTTTGGGTCAATTGGGAGGGCTTGTCGAGATAAGCTGTCTGGCCGCTGAGGGGTTTGACTCGATGGATAGTTCGGCCCCTGTTTGGAGGGGTCTGTGTGGAGTGGAGTATAACCTTGGAGAGTGGGACGACAGGCCGTTTAAGCTGGATGGGCCTGCACAAGTAATCTGGAACAACGTAGGAGTAGCTGATCAAAACGTGGAGGAGGTCTTGAGGCGATGCGTTACTTCCTAGATACAGAATTTATTGAAAGTGGTTCAGGTGAACCAATTTACTTGCTCAGTATTGGTATCGTAGCCGAGAACGGGCGTGAGTTCTATGCTATTGTGTCAGATGCACCTAGAGAGAAGGCCAATGATTGGGTAAAGACGAATGTGCTACCTGGCTTGAGGCCATCTGGGCTGCTGTACCACTGGCTGCTTTTAAGCGATCTTAAAGATGCCATCAAGTTCTTCATCGGCGACGATCCCAAACCTGAGTTCTGGGGCTACTACGCTGATTACGATTGGGTAGTATTTTGTCAAACTTTTGGGACCATGTTAGATCTACCAAAAGGTTGGCCAAAATTCTGTCGCGACTTGAAGCAGTGGTGTGCTGACCTTGGCAATCCTGAACTACCTAACCAAGATTCTACAGAGCATAATGCTCTATACGACGCTCGATGGAATAAACAAGTGTGGGAGTTTCTGCAATGCAGCTTGAAGTCGGACAGCAAATAGGTCTTCAGGGCAAGACATGGCTCGTGTTTGAAATCGAGCGCTCGGAGACCACGTTTATTGCTGATAAGACTTCGGATGAGACTAGAGCTGGTTGGGGTGCACCGATAAACGTGAAGGTAGTTGATCAGCAGGTAGACGAGTTCGGCCCTGGGGATATAGTTGAGCTCCAGCTGGAAGTGGTTCAGCTGATCATCCCAGGGCAGCATGTGTTTTTCATCTACAATAAGCGATACTACAGGAGGATCAAAAGTGCAGCGAAATCTGCTAACGAAGCCACAAGTGGAGCGCCTCAAAGCACTAAGCTCGGGCCTTCAGGTGGAATACGTAATGGGAGAGAGGGTATTGGTGAAACCGGTGGTGCCCAAGACCGAGATGGATCGGTTGGAGATGGAGGGGATACTTTATGCACCGGAGGACGCCAAGGAGTTGAACACCCCGTTGCCGAGCGTGGGGGTGGTGATGCAGCGGGGGACAGGAGTGAGCCGAGGCAACCTGTGGCAGAGGGTGGTCAGAGCGTGGCTGAGCTTCTTGCGAAGATTAGAGCCCGATCGAGAGCTCAATCATAGGTGGCCCGCTGATTGGGATAGGTTGGAGCCTGGCGTAGGGGTGATGTTCTCGCCGCATGCTGGAAGTGATTGGGCCGTCGAGAATGAAGAGTTTAAAGTGTTGGAGGTCAGAGAGGTGATGTGCACGCTCTCTGGCCTCCGAGATGTTGTTGTGCCTGTGAGAAAGGGCTAGATCAATATTTTTTCGGCCCTCGCTTGTTGCCATTCATCCCTTTAGTGAGGGCCCCCTTAATCGGCTGGGGTCGGTAGCCATCCTTGCAGAACTCCCCTAGGGTGGTCAAGGCCCCAGCGATCTGCTTGACCTCGGTTTGGCCATCGTGAGGTTGGTCACTGATGTACTTGCATTCCGTGAGCGCGTTCTTAATACCCATGTTTCTTTCCACCTTTCTTTTTCTTCTTCTTAGGGTGCTTCATCTTACCTTCCTTCTCCCACCTACGAGCCATCGCCGGCTCATTAGCATGCATCCACTTTCGTTGTTTTTCTGACTTAAAGGGCATCTAGTCCTCCGGTGGTTCAGTCGGTGTCAGTTTGAACACTCCGACCTCTTTCTCAAGAGGCTTAAACCCTAACAGATCAAGGTATGAAGGGTTAGGCTCGTTGGCGAACTCATAAAACTCAGTAAAGGCCTGGCCACCTGGAACAGACATAGGCCACACCGTGCGTTTCAGTGAACGGCGAGCTTCATCTCCACGATAGGTCTGCCAGTCGAACACAGCACTCGGAGCCTGCACTAAAGCATTAAATACCGGACCTCCCCCATAAGCTGCTGGTGAGCTAAGGACCCATCCTGAAGCATCAATCCCTTGAGACTCAAGACCAGATAGGATTGCCCCGTGCGCAGCTACAAGGGTCGCAAAAGCTCTAAGCCGCTCACGGCCCGAGACCCCTTTGGCTGTCGAGAGGCGGCGGGCATATTCAATGTAGTTGAGGGGCCAAGTGCCGTACTGGCCAAACAGCCTACCAACTGCGTACTTATATAGCCCAGGATGAGCCCCCCTAGTGTAGTTCCAATGCGAGACATCGGTGAGGTCCTTTGCGGCTCGGCCAGCGAGATCGAACCACTCGCCAGGGTTGGAGGTTAGAGCCTCTTGAGCGTATTGTTGAGCGAGAGGTTCATCAAGCCACCCAATGGCTGATTCGTCCATAAAGCGTTTGATGTCTTGATGGCCTTTGAAGGCCCTAATGGCGTCAAGAGCTTTAGCTCGATGGCCAGCCCAGGTCACAATACGACCACCGTTGTTGACGGCTTCGTACCAGTGCAGTGAATTCTGAGCAAACTCGTTGAGCTTAGTAGGTTCGATAAACTCATAGCCTCCACTGTAGAGCGAGGCCATATGCTGATGTTCGAGCACAGCTCCATACTCAGCTGCTAGCTGGCGTGCTTGGGCCCTGTTGCCAGAAAAAGCTTCTTTGAGCCCTTTTGCTAGGTACTTGGGCCCAAGCAGCGGTAGCGAAGTGGTGAGAGTCTGCGTGGAGTCTCGGATGATGGCAATAGGGCGGAGGCCGAGGCCGGCTGAGTAGGTATAGAGCATATAGCGGCCGAGGGCCTCGCGAGCCCCTATGTCAGTCATTAGGGGCTCCAGGCTAAAAGGCATTACTTTGTTGGCTGCTGCCACAGTGGCGTTGTAGGCATCAAGGACGGTGTCGACGGCGCTGTCGAGGAGGGCCTGGCTGGCGTCTGGGACTCCTCTGACGTGCTCGATGTGTCTTTTGAGTTGGTTGAAATGGGTGGTGCCGAGCTCGGCCTTGTGGGCGTCAATAAACTTTCCTGCTTCAACGCTGGCTTCGCTGAGGAACTTCTTGCGGGCTCCAAGCCGCAAATAGGTAGCGGCGACTCGAAGCAGATGAGTATCTCTCGGATCGAGGTCTCCGGTGCGGAGATGTTCCGCAAAAAAGTCGAGCTCTTTTGGCAGGCCTCTTCGGAGAGAATTGATGTCAGTATCTCCTTGCAACGCTCGAGCTCTGATATGCGGAGCGTAATCCTGTAGGTACCTTTCGAGTGGGATTCCAAACTCGCTGAAGAGCGGGTCGAAGAACTCTGTACGGAGTCTGTTGGCACTTTCGATCTCCTTTGGGGTTAGGTTGAATTCAAGGGCCGCGAGGTCTTTGTCTTTGGCTTCGAGGTAGCGGTAGAGAGCGTCTTGACGGCCTGCGCCCCTGAACTTGCCGATTGTTTCGTTGAGCACCTTGGCGTAACGATCGGTGAAGTGAGACATCTCCCGATAGTTGTTCTCTAGTGGCTTGAATGCACTGTAGAGCTCTGGCATTTTAAGGTCGCCACTGAGGTCACTGAGCCAGGGCCCAAAGGGGCGGAAGTAGAAACTGGCTTTGCGGCCAGGCTTGGCACGTGGTGTAGGAGGAGGCTCAGTGTGAATGGGTGGACGTAGCTCGCCTGCTGGAGGCCTGACTGCGTTCTCCACAGCAAACCTAGGGAATCCTTTGGGCAGCGCAGATTCGTCCACAAGATTAGGGGCCGAGATAGGTTCAGCATAGAGGTCCTCCATTGTGCGTAGAAGCTGGTCCTTGGTGTCGAAGGCCGTGGCGGTGCCGTTCTTTTGGCTGTACCACCACCAACGACCGTTGATGAAATCTACAACGTCACCTTCGAGCTGGTGAGGGCCGTGGTTGATGAGCTGGACGTCGCCTGCTGCGCGAAGTTGGGTGAACTTGAGACGGCGCTCGAGGGCCCGTTTGTGCACAGAGTCTGGCAAGCTAGCTATTCGGCCCAAGAGCTTCTGCGAGGTCTCTGCGTACCATTGAAGCATGTTAGCATAGCCATCGTCCCACTCGGCCATCATTGCGAGGTTGGGCTGATCGTTCATGCGCACAAACTCGCTCAGATAGGTGAAGACCTCTTCAGCTTCTACAGATGAATCGCGGGCCCAGTTGTCAGCCAAGTCGCCCATAAACCCTTGAGAGAGCTTTTTGCTCATTGATGAGGTAACGACTTCTTCAAGATCACGGTGGAGGTCTAGGTAGGCAAAGTTGCCGTGGAGTGATTCATGGAACAGCGTGTTGGGAGCTGCTCCCTCACCGATGAATATGGCTGGCTTCTGGCCAGGTCCTTGGCTGTAAGTGGCTCCTCGAGGGTTAAACTCTGAAGGGATTTGACTGCCTCCTGCTTTCTTGAAAAAAGCATCAGCCAAAGGCTTAATCGGCCCTTGGCCTGCACTTACTCGATGGGCTTGAGGGGTTTCTTTGTAGCTTGGTGGGGCGCCTTCAGCGAGGCGAGAGCCTCCGCGTTGGAACCTCACGGCCCTAGCTCGCTTCAAGTCGTAGTTCGCACCCCTTAAAGTCTCCCAATCTAATCGCTGCTCTCGTAGAGGGTCCATCAAAATAGAGTCTTTAGGGTTCATGTACTCTACGAGAACCTTACCTTGCTGACCACGATCTAATTGAGCTAGCGCATCTCCAGCTTCTTTAAGAGCTTTCGGTTGGTCAATTAGCTGAAGCGTCAAATCCCACTCACCAAACTCTCTAGTCCAGAATACTCCACCTCGACGCAGAAAGTCATCTCTTGTTAGATCAGGAAAGTCAGTCTGAACTCCTACCTCATGCTCCATGTTAGTCCAAGTTTTTAACTGACCTTCTAAAGAGCCACCACGTTCTCTAACGCCTTTACGCAGCCAGTTTAGATAGTCTTTTTCACCACCTCTAGCAAATCTCACGGCCCTATAAGCATCCCACTGATCCTTGTACTCTACACCTGTGAGACGATCTCTTACTAGACCACTAGGTAAGGTTTCTAGCCTGCCTAGACGGGGCTCGTGGGCATCGACATCGATCCTCTTTTTGGCCTTAACTTTAGCCTGTAATTCAGCCTGCGCTTCAAGTGAGGGCCCTTCGGTCCTAGGAGTCTCGACCGAAGGAGGCTTAGGTTTGTCGGACGGCGTGGCCTCAACAGTGACTGGCTTTACTCTACTCAATCTAACGCGCGCAGCACGCTTTTGGGCCTCAGGAATAGAGGGGTCTGCGACGAGAGCCTCGAGATCGGCCACTACTCTAGATTCAGTTAAAGGGGCAGCGGCTTCAGCAGACTTGGCCCTAACAGGTGGCTTCAAAGGCTTTGCAGGTTGGGGCTTCGGGGCCTCCAACAGCCTCATCCACAGTTGATCCTCTTGCTGCGCAGCCGGCAACAGCCCCCTCACTCCTGGCCTCAATCCTGCAGGTGCATTATAAGCCCCACGAGCAGCATTGATGTGATCGAACTGCAGATAGAGAGCGTTAATAGCTCCAGGGTCGCCTGTGACCGAGTCCACCACGCCGCCTTGGTCTAGCTGTTTGCCAACCAAGCGAGCAATCTTATCAATCTGCCAGACATCCACACCGCCTTTGCCACCCACTCGATATGACTTGCCATCGGCTCCAGTGATCGTAACTTTGATCTTGCCTACAGGTTCACTGAACAACCCTTTAAGAGGGCGGCCAGCCTTGTTAGCAGCTTTAATCTGATCAGTCATCCAGTCTTCAAGGCTGACTCCAAGGCCAGGGGCCTTCTGCGCCGCCTGCGCTGCAGCTGCCTCTTGGGCCGGCGACGCACCGCCCCTTGCAACTGCTTCAACTGCTTGAGCTTCTTCTGCAGAAAGTCCGTGCGCTTTTCGTAAATACCTCCAAAGAGGCCCTGCATACACTGTTGCAGCTGTAGCTCCCCCTCCAAGTGCTGCTCCCTGAAGGCCAGCTGTGATTCGATGTCCTTGATCGGCTGAGGCTGCATCGTAGACTCCTTGGATCATACTACCTAGAATGGTTTCTATGGGGCGGCGAGCTTGTTCGACGGCTTTTGAGATAGCTTGAGAGCCTGCTAGGGCCGAGGCTCCAGCGTTTGGGCCAGCGGCCGCTGCAGCCTCGACGGCGGCTCGACCACCTAGTCTTTTGCCGGCTGCTCCAGCTAGGGCCTTAACAGGTGACATACCCCCGATCCAGTAGGGGAGCTCACCAGCTACTTGACCGACCATTTCAGGCCCTAGAGTACCAGCACCTTGTTTGGTGGCTTCCTCGTGAGCTCTCATGGCCCACTCTTTGGTGCCTTTAGCTAGAGGCGAAGTTAACGGCCCTAGAGCACTCAGAGGAGCAGTCAGAGCTTTAGCGGCCGAAGCAGCAGCTAGTTCGGCTCGAGGCATCGAGCTCTTGCCAGGCCTCTCAGTAGCCTTCATGAACTCTTCGCGGGCCGATGTGAGCGAAGCTCCACCACGCAGAGCCTCTGGTCTTACTCTGGTGGCCCAGTACTGCTCACGAGCTGCGTCATACGCAGCGTCTGGCAAGTCAGGAGGCAGCTGTGGATAGACCTCGTCGAACCAGCTCATTAGAACATCCTTGAGGCTCCAGGTGTCGGAGGCATTTGCATATTGATGTTAGGTTGACTAAGCTGAGGTCCACCCCATTGTCCACCTAGAGGATATCTGAACGATCTGAGGGCCTCGCGCTCTTCAGATGTTAGATTGTTCTTAAGCCACTCAGTCATTTTATCAAGCACGCCAGCCTCAGTCGGTCTGCCTTCACCTTCACTAGATGGCCCAGCTTTCTTTGTACGCAGCGTAGTTCTGCCATACTCACCAGGCAGAGGCCCCCACTCGTACCAGTGCTGAATGCGCTCGGCTACGACCTCAGCTCCTAGCTGAATAGTTGAACCATCTAGCATGGGCACTTGCAGAGCACCATGTCTTGTCAGAGCATCAGCCAGGCCCTCGAAAGCGTCTTGACGCTGCTCGCTGTCGATGTTAGGGTTGCTGGCTAAGTCCATCCAGTTTTTGACCAGACCACCTGTGACATCATTAGCAGCTTTCATGACCTCAAGATTGTACTGACGTAGAGCCATTTGTTCTTGAGCTGCGTAGTGTTTGGCCTGTAGCTGCATCTTGGCCTCTTCTGTTCTAGCCTCCAGCAAGTACTTAGATGGAGTGGCTGCTATCACTGACCTATAGGCCATGGCAGCTTCATTACTCCCTAAAAGAGTCGCATCGGCCATGGCTTGCAGGTCTTGAAAATCAGCCAAAGGAAACATCTCTTGCATCTTCACGGCCATGGTTTCGGCCTGCAGACGTTGATCGAAGGTCATTTGCTCGCGGCGCAGGTTGAGCTCTTCTCGCATGAGTTTGAGTTGAGGTGTGTTGAGAAAAGCATCTGCAGCCTCATCGAAAGATTTACCTTGAGCTAGCTGCAAAGCAATCTCAGGATTGTTGGAGGCTTTCATGGCTGCATCACGACGCATGGCGTCTGGATCGCCACTCATGAGGGCCATCTGGTGCTCGATGAGTTTTTTCTCCGCTTTGCCTTTGAGTCGATCGAGTTGGCCCTGCTCAGCCAATAAAGGGGCCATCTGCTGGAGCATCTGCACCCCAGGCGACTGCTCATCAACACCACCAAAATCAAGCCCAAAGGCCTTTCCAACACCCTTACCGATGTTCTTCATCATACCGCCAAAACCCTGAGGACCCCCACCTTGAGGGGAGGGTGTACCCATCTGCGGAGAGGGTCCTCCAGGGCCACCAGGAGGGAGACCTTGAGAGGCCTCTTGCTCAGGCGACGCCGTTTGAGCCTGTGGAGTGGCAGGCTTGCTGAAGTCTAAAAACTTGCCGAGGCCAGCTTTCTTGGCCACTGAGCCGGCCCTTTTCCAGTCGATCTGATCTGCCAGGCCCAAGCTCATAAGATTCTGAATCTGCTGCATTTCAGCTCGAGCCTCTTCACGCTCTTGAGCTTGGCGATCCTGCAGTGAACCCATAAAGCTTGACAGAAACTGGGCCAGGCCGCTGGGCTGTTGCTGAATGTTCGCAGCTCCACCTTGAGGGCCTGGAATAGGTTGGCCTACGTTTGGGGGTAGTGGTAAGGGCATGTTGATCTCCTAGCCGAAAATATCTCCCCAGTTGCCAAGAAGGCCTCCAAGGCCCATGCCACCAATCATCCCTAATGCTTGTGGCCAGCCACTTTGCTGTTGAGGCAACACAGGTGGATAGCCTGTTGCTGAAGCATACATATAAGGCAACAAGGGGTTGTAGGTTGACTGAGTACGCAGCCACTCTTGATAGAGCCTGTCAATCTGATCCTGTTGTAGACCATACTGAGCTCCACCTACCTGTAGACCAGTTTGTAGGTTCTGTTGCCATAGATCACTCAACGAGCTAGCGCCTTGAAGACCTAATTGTTGAAGAGCTAGCTGAAAGTTAGGGTCGGCCATAGCTGCACCAACTTCGGTGCCGAACATGCCTTGGGCCCCTTGCATGGCTGCTTGTAGTTGTGCAAGAGCTCCCTGGGCCCCTTGGCCAGCTAGTTGATTTGCCGCTCCAGCTCCAGCTCCAAAAAGGTTCTGTCCAGCTTGAAAGGCTTGCTGCATTTGCTGTAGTTGGGCCTGGAAGTCTTGACCACTCAGCTGGCTAAGAGCTCCATAGCCCATTTGGCCGAGGCCCTGAGCTGCCGAAAGCTCTCTTCCTCGAGCTGCTTCCTGAGCAGCAATAGTGAGCTGTCCCAACAGTGCGTTCTGGTCTTTGGCGGTCTGCTCATAGTAATCAGACCCTAGCTTCTCCATATCGGTGCCAAACCTGGTGCCACCAACGTTCATGCGCTCTGAGAGATCAGCAAAGCCCCGGTCGATGTTTTCTTGCTGAGCAGCAATCATAGACTGCCAAGCGTCGCTCACGTTGGTGGCGTAGCCTGCGTTTTCAGCGATGCCTCGCAGCCAACCAATATCACCACCTAGATAGGCCAGCGAGTTGTCGACGCTAGAAGCTGCTTGCTCAGAAGTGCCTGGAATCCAGCTTTGGCCAGGTTGAATGGGCTGCCCAGTAATAGGATTCGTTTGAGCCGGACCACCTCCAGGTGGAGGCTGTTGCCCTGGAGGAGGCTGGCCACCCCCAGGCGTACCAATACCTCCTCCAGGAGTTCCAGGGTCTACTGACGTTGGAGGTATCCCGCCAGGACCTCCACCGGTGCTCCCTGGGCCACCGGGTCCGTAGTAGCCTCCTGGAAGGTTGATGCCACCACCTGGTTGTTGAGCAATCCATTCCTCGAAGCCAGGCAAGGCGGAACGTTGATTGACTGACCAGTCGCCTCCTAGAACACTCTCTGGGCCTAGACCAGCTCGCATTAGTAAATGAGGTGGTATTACAGGTGAAGCAGCTCCAGGCAGCTCCATACCCTTCATGAGCATAGAGGCTTGTACACGCTCACTCAACCACTGAGGGTCGTTACCAAAAGTCTTACCCACCATGCCTGGAAACATGAGCTCATTGTTGGCATTGAGCACAGGTGCTGGCATGTTATATCCAGGTGGCACACCAGACTGACGAGGGCCTTGGCCGCTGAACCATTTGACGAAGTCATCAATCGAACCGAAGGTGCCAGCTGCTATAGATGGCACAGCGTTAGTAGGTAGACCACCGCCTACAGCAGCTGTAGTCACGCCTGGAGGAATCTGACCATCTAAAATAGCTCCTGTACGAGAGCGAGGTGGGGCCGATGTAGGTAGCTGAGGATTGGGCGTGGTCGTGGGGCCTGGAGCACCTGCTTGATATGGTGCTGCGTTCATTAGATTAGCTACACCTGTACCACTGTACAGGTCAGCCAGAAGCTGAGCCTGTCCCATCTGAGTGGCTCCCTGCATGTTGGAACCTGCAGCTTGAACAGCCTGTTGAACAGCTATTGGTGTATAAGCCGAGGCTCCTGTGCCTGATGCCGTGGTACCTACGTTGCTAGTATAGCTCCCAGGATTGGTGTAGTTGAAGAACTTGGATGCGCTGCCGGATTTGATTATAGGGCCTTCAGGACCTTGCTGCCAGTTGGGAGTATTGCCATACTGACTGTAGTAATCCTGCATCTGCTGGCCAGTGATCTTGCCACCAGCAGCTGCAACCAGCGGGTGCGTGTTCCAATCGTAATTGGCCGTAGGTGTAAAAGCAGCCATGTTAGGTCTCCTTACGCTTGGTCTCACGCTGAGGCACTGTAGGGGCCTTGTAGCGATTGGCTGTTTGGGTTAGAAAAGGGATCATGTATTGGGCTGCGCCTGTTGGTGAGCCGTAGGCCAGATCCATTAAAGGTTGGCCACTACCAGCTGAGCTCACTCCAAACTGATTGAGGTTGGCTGCTCCTTGACCTGCAGCCGAAGGAGCCCCAAACTGCATCATGTTGCTCATTGCTTGATGCCCAGGCCCTCCGGTGCCACCCCACTGCATTAGCTGAGCCAACTGTGGATTGACTTGCCCTTGTTGACCAGCGTTTTGCTGAAGGTAATTGGCCAAAAACATAGTGCCTGCATCCCAGGGCTGCCAATTGCTGAAAGCATTCTGTAGCGTAGGGTTCATCCCTGGGAACAAAGGCATCCCCATGATGTCTTGGGTGCCAGCTCCACCTACGCCTCCAAATTGCAGGCCTGGTACTTGCTGCTGCATTTGTTGAGCAGCTTGTGGACTGATAGCAGAAGGCAGATTGAACAAGCCAAACCCACCTTGCTGCGTAGGAAAGAAATTGCTGAAGAGCCAATTGGCAAAAGCTGCCTGGCCCTCAGGAAATAAAGGAGGAACTGTTTCTGGCATTATGGCACCAACTTTCCTCTGTAGACAATAGCTGCTAGATCATACTCTCCAGTGAAGGTAGTTAGTACACCACTATTGATGCTAACTACAATAGAGGTCCCGTAAGTTAGACCCACTGGATAGTAGAACGAGTGACCGTCTACATCACCTGACTGTGGAGCAGCTCCTACCTTGATAAGAGCTTGAATAACCTTGCCCCACTTGCGATCTGCGAAAACAAACTGAAAGTCCTGATTGCCAGCTCCATCTAAATTCGTTCGTAGAGAGACATCAGCTGTACCTGCACTAGCTGTGTATTTTGTAACAACTACAGCTATGCCAATAAGAACACCTGCTTCACTCTCACTGACAATAGTAGCATCTTCTCCAGCATCTACTTGAATAACACTGCTTACTGACGACAATAGTTGAAATCTTTCAGCCGCTGGCACGTCAATAACCTCCCTGCCACCTTGTTGAATCAAATTGCCGTCTTGATCAAACTGAGGAGGCAAACGCTCTGTACGTAGGTAGTTGTCGCTGGTAAGTAGGTCACTCCAACGTAGTTGTTGATAGCCGAGCTCCTTTTGAAGCCCAGGTAGGGTCTGCTGCTGCAGCTTCTGCATCTGCTGCTCTAGCTGCACTACCTTATCAGTAAGTTCAGTCTGTGTCACGAGAAACTCCAGCTTGAGTTTGACCACCCTCGCTCACATAGAGAGTAATCACTTCGATGGCCATACGAACAGGGGCTGGTACAGTCACAGTGACCTCAAACAGATTGCCTCGAAGCTGCATCGAGAACCAGCTGTTGAACCAGTCGTCTGGAGAACCGCCTTGAGCCAGTAGAGCGAAATCTATGTCTCGTTTTTCATAACGAGTAGTGTAGCGACTCTTGCAGCGAACTGCTACCTCGACCTTGGGGAGCTGACGAATGTTGAATTGGGTGTAGTCACCTTCAAGAGCCCAGGTCACAAGCAAATTGTGCAGTCTAAAATCAGCTTGACCGTCGCCGATTTTAATAACTTTGCTACGTAAAGTGGCCGGCTCCTCACCAGCGTTGTTGAGATCCTCACACCAGTCGTATTGATCACCGATATTACGCTGCAGAAAGGAAAGCTTAGTCGATTGGTGAGCTCCTGGAGCCGGAGCTGAGACTCCCTCATAGACTGTAGGCACTCGGTCTGGAAAATTATAAGTATGCACAGCCCACGTGCCTTCGCCTAGGTCGTATGAGAAATGAGGAGCTTGAGCATATGTAGCATCGAATGCGATATCTTCGGCGAAGGCCGTGGGCACTAAGTGGTAACGCAGACGGGGCACGAAGTCGCTGTCAGCACTTGATTGAGTAGCACCTGGCAAGGCTCCACGGTCGCCACGTACGATGAGCCCCTGATAGCTAATGCCTCTAGCTAGGTGAGGCATCAACAGACGACGAATCTTGGTCCCAATAGGCATGAAGCCCTTACTAAGGGTGAGCTCGTACACATCCTCTCTGCCAACACCGAAAATTGAGTTGTTGTATTCCTCGATGGTCTGTGGATAAGGGAAGCCTATGCCCTTGCGAATGGGTGTTTCAAACCTGAAGGCCGGAGTCGATTGCCCTGTCTGTGAACCAAAACTGTAGCCTTCGTTACGTAGAACAACCACACGATTATCGACAGTTTTAAGCCCACTAATACTGTCGGCCAAATCACTCAATGTGGCTGCTCCAGCTCCAGCTGAGGTCCAATCAGTGATGTCGCCAGCTACACTCCAGCCAATCTCTCGTGGATCTTGGTTGCCTCCTTCAATACGAAAGGCTCCTACCACTCTTGAGTTAAGCCCTGTGAAGTATCTGTACTGAGCGTCAGTCTCTATAGTGTAGGTCGTGCCACCAATGGCCCAATGGATCATGCCTGCTACATGATTACCTACCACGACCTGGCCGTTAATTAGAGTCATATTGAAAGCCGGCGTGGTAGTGAACGAAACACCTGCGCCTGTCACTTCTTGCAGGGGTGTACCATCATACGGATTCCATTTGTAGAGAGATGAAGGACGTACGAATACTACGTAGGGCTCTTGAGGGTAGGTGGCACCACGATCTATGATGTGGCTTTTAGCGAACACAACACCGTTAAGGGCCCACACACGGTCAAGTACTAGATGAGGGCGGACTCGAGCTACACCTCGCTCAAAGAGCCAGTTGATGGAGAGAGGGCTCTCGTAGCTTTCAAGAGCTACGGGAGCTCGATCAGCGTTGATGCCACCTATGGGCCTGATCTCAACTGGTAAGTATGATTTCACTACCAGGTGTACCTTTGCTGAGTGTAAGACCCACGGATGGGGTTCACGCTGAATTCTTCATCGATGGCCTCGCGGCCCTGTTCGGTTTGGAGGAGCTCATTGCGTAGCCGAGTGATGATCCCAACGTCGTAGCCTTCAACCTTTTTGGTCCACGATTGACGGGGCATCATCCCAGGTTGGACCAGAGCAGCTGCTCTGTCAGGTTGATCGAGCGGCCCTGAGTACATACGATAAAGGGTCTCCCACTCAAAGAGCTCTTGCCACTCTCGAGGGGTGGCTAGCTCAGTGGCCGCGAGATCTGCATCATCGATGGTTGGGTAGGTCCAGTAGAGTAGTCGAAAGGTGTAGGCAGCACTATCTGGAATAGGGAGAAAACGAATGACGTTGTTCCAGCGAGTGTAGGTTGACGGTACGCCTGTTGGGCTGGTGCCGATCATCTCAAAGACACGTTGATGGCTGCGGCGAAGCTTGCGTTTGTTGCCTCCGCTGTCGGTAATTTGAATGGAGATGATGCCAGCTAAATCTGTGAGGCCTGTGTCGAGAGCATCTTCGAGGGTGTAGGCCTGTTGATCAGCTACGGTGGCTATGTCTCCAGACACGCTCTGAAGGCCGATGAAAGGCACTCGGCCGCAGTAGCTCAAATAAACCTTCTTGGCGAACTTTAAGCACTGCTCATAAAGACCCTCAGAGTCGCTGAGCATGTCTTCTGATACAGTACTAGCAATATCACCTAACGTTGGCACTTAAAAGATCTCCTCCTCCCACTGCCCCTGATCCCAAGCCTTATCAACCCACCTCCAGTCCATGCCTTCAGTTTGAGTAGCTTGATCACTTAGCACTCTAGCTATAACAGAGCTACGTCGCTTGATCTCAAGACTAACGATGCAGGAGCGCACACACCGTAGTGAGCCCTCCTGCATCTGGAGCATCGACATAGGGTAGCGTTTGCCGCAGCGTTGGCAGACGGTCCATTGCTGGTCGAAGAGATTGTTACGAGGGTTCATGTCGTTGAGAGATGCACCTGCACCAGCCCGCTGTCGAGCTGGTGCAAGCGCAGACCCCACACAGGTTTGCCACAAAACGGAATCGTGACGGGCGAAAAGTCTTCGCTCCCCCGCACGTCGAACACACCACGCTCTCCAGTTCGTGTGTCTGTAATGAACACACGATGTTCTGGGTTGAGGTAGTTCATAAAAGTAATGTGGTCGATAAACACCCAGGCATCTGGATGGATGTCGTCTCCCACATCAATAGGGAATAGCTCCCAGATAGTACCTGAGATATCGACCGGCATTTGAACCTCCTAGGAGTCGGCTACGGGAGTCCAGTTGATCAACAGACCCTTCTGGTTGGCTGCGTTCACAACATAAACAGGATCCACAACACGGAAGGTAGCTCCGGTAATGGCCTCGGTGACATTGGCACCGTCGTCGACTAGGCTGAGCATGAGATTGGGGCCCATAATGCCTAGTGAACCGGTAATCGTGTCTAAAATGGCTACGTTGCTACCATCAGTACCGAGGTCGATAGTGCAGTCGTGGATGTAGACTTGGCTCGAGAGAGTGGTAATACACTCGATAGCTGCTGTGGCTGCCCGCACTGAGATATGACTGTGTGCGATCTGCACACCTACACAGCCAGCTAGTTGAATAGCTGCATCGTTGGAGTCGGCAGATCGGTCACCCAGGTACTCGAGGCCGATGATTTTGAGGCGATCGGCCCCTGTTGCCAAGATAGGGTTGACCCCGATGCCTGTGACATCACGATACTGACAGTTCAACAGGGTGACATCATCACCAGTAATGGGTAGAGCATTCACGACCTCGTCGATGCCGTTAGTGAAACGCAGATTCTCGAGGTGGACGCCAGCAGCAGACACTGGCATTGTGGCTGCAGTAGCTGTAAAATTGATCTGTGGTCGATTAGAGCCTCGACCCAGACCAATAATCGAGACGCCAGCCACATCTACAGTAACGCCACCGGCCGCGCTGATAGTCTCTACGTGGCCTGGCATTACGAAGATGATGTCGCCTTTAGAGGCCTGGGCCTTGCCAAGAGCGTATTCGATCGTGGCGAAGGGTCGTTTAGCGTTGGTGCCTCGGCCGTTGGCATCGACTCCGATGCCTGTGCCTTGAGGGCCGTGCACAAACCACACCTTGCCGGTGGTGATGTAGGGCCCACTTCCTACGAGTGGGAAGCCGTATGAGCTTAGTCCATTGTTAAAATCGGTCACAGTAGTTTCTCCTTTGTCCAGTCAGATGACCAGGCCCTCATGAGAGAGGGCCCAGACTTAGGTTACGGATTACTCCCTGTCCACCCTCGCCAGTCTGTTACTCCAGCAACGCAGCGAAAGTAGATACTATGCTTCGTACCCTTGGTCTCGAAGTCGTCCTCGGCGTCCATCTCGGGCTTGACATCCCACAAAAAGCGGGTGTAGTTATAGCGATCGCCCGCTGAGACGTGCCAGCTAGTTGTGCTGGCCTTGTAGTGCAGGACATGTGGCTCAAGGCGACCATAAACAGGGTTGATCGAACGCTCGCCGCTTTCAGGGTCCATGTGAGATTGCAAGGTACGAGCAGTGATAAACTGCTGCTCAGGAGCAATCCACAGGTTCTTGGGTGGGAGCTTCATCTTGCGACCACGCTCATCAACCATGTTCTCAAAGAGCAGGATCATATCTTGAATTGAGGTCACGCTGATGTCAGTGGCTGTGAGCAAATTGCTGTATGAGCCACCCCCCAACAGTGGGTGTGTGGCGTTGATGAAGCTCACACCATCTGCTGTAGTAATGGTGCTGAAAGAACCGTCGAGCACAGCGATGCCGATGCGCTCCACTTTTTCTTTCATCGAGCGGCCGAACTCAGAAGGAATACGAGACATGATATTGTAGCGATCATGGTCGCGCATTTCTCGAGTGATCTGCCATCCTAGGGCAAATCCATCGGGTACATAGCGCTTGCTACCACCCTGAATAGGATCGCTGTAGGTAATGGGTGCGCCTTCAGGCTTGCTCGTGATTGCTCCCAAGCCCGCAATGATTTGATCCTCTTCATATGCGTTCTTGGTTGTTCCTACGCGCAAGTATGCACTGTATTCCTCATCCCATTGTTCTAACTCTTGGAACAGGATCTGCAGCAGCCCAGGCGCAAGGAGCTGACTGAACATCCCTCTTGTCGTACTCATTGAATCACCTCCTCAGGCCCTTTGACCTGATCTTCAGATAGAGGTGCAGCCACCTCCTTCACCCTCCGTTTGTTGAGATCGTTAAGAAAATCAGCTAATCGATATCGCATAACCTTCTGTTTGTCATCCAGCTTCTGACCATTGCCAGTAAGCTTAGCGAACATTATAGCAATATCAGCTTGCTGCTTCTTGAGAATCATAAAAGGGCTAATAGTCTCACAGAACTGACGTAGGCCAGATCCTGGAGTAATCACCCAGTTATACATAGGTCCGTGAGGAGAACTGGTTTCATATTTATGTCCTCCAAACAGAGCATGAATCCAATCTACAACTTCAGGTTTTGTCATCTTCAACCGCACTGAAATCGTAGGTAGATTCTGAGTTCTGTCACCACTTACACAACCTTCACCATCAATAATCCCAGCTGCGTAGGCTGCTTGCTCTTTTGTAATTCCTTGCATCCTACGCCTCCTTAAGTGGTGAAGTAGGCCTGAGCAGGCAGCACGCTGAAGATAACGCGTGAGCCTGTGGTTGCAGAGTTTTGGTCGGGATTGAGCAACTTCTCGATCTTGACGATGGCATCGTTGCCAGAGGTCTCATCGATGTCGATGTACCAGATGCCTGTGGTGGCATCCTTTTCGAGGGTGTAGAAGGTTCCACTGGCCACTAGAGCCTGGGTGAAGACATCACCCAGTTCAAGGTGGGCCTGAAACTTATTTCTACCCCCAACTTTCCAGAACCCCACTTGGCCATCGCTCAGAGGGGCTCCCATCGGGATGATGGTGGCTGAAGGTTGATTGATTGGCACACCGGCACTTAATGTCTCGGCAGTCCCCGCAACAGTTAGATTGTGACCGTCTTCGGCCGCAAATCCCACAATGACATCAGCGCCGCCGAAGTCAGCTTCTTGGAGGTAACCTCCAACAAGCTCCAATGGCGCTCCCCGCTTAAAGGTTTGACTGGCTGCCTCCGGCCATCTATCCATCTCGGGCGCACCCTCACCGACCGAGTAAGCGGGGGAAATCGGAAGGTAAATCCCCACAGTAGTTCTCCTTTCTACTAAGCTGCAGTCTTCGGCACGAAGGCCGGTACGTTGTGACGATCAGCAAAAGCTAGAAACACTGCTTCGGCTTGATCTTTGGATTCAGCTGAGTCTAGCAACTCACTGTATTTGATCGCATCGTAATGATCCTTGGGGCATTCCATAAGGATGAGGTCTCCTCGACGGATGGTACCGTCTTGGCGGGCCCATTCTGGCTGAGCCTTACGAATGGTCTCAGATTTGCTGATACGATAATCAATGGCCTCGTAGGACTTGATACGATCCGGGTGGTCGTTAACCCAGCTGTAATGAGTGGCTGGATCACCTCCTTTGACTTTGCCTGCGTCAAGAACGGCTCGTTGGCGGAGAAGCTTAATTTGGCTAAGCTTCTCACGGGCCTTTTCAAGAGCTTTTTGCTGTTCAACGTTGAGCATTGGCACGCTCCTTCAGTCTAAGTTGACGATCTTTCTCGGTGAAGGTCATCACTTGATCGAAAGCTCCTTCTTTGGTGATGACCTTGCCGTTGGGCATGATTTCCACTAGCTCGAGGCCACGACGATACTCGTCTTGAGTTAAACCCAGTTTGGTGGCAAAGGCCGCTTGATCATCATTCAAAGCCTTCTGCTTGGGCGCAGGAGCCTGCCGATGGCCAACAGACACAAGCCCATCACCACTGCCAGGGGCTCTAGGCGCAGCTTTCATCCTGATAATCTCATCCATATGATTGCCCTTCACTGTGTTGAAAGCGTTGCGCCACACGTTAGCATTCTGTTTGAACTGCTCAGGCACCGTGGCCACCATAGCCTCGATCTCCCCTTGAAACTTGTCAAAAATCTCAGGGTCGGAACCTCTAACCTTTTCCTTGGCGAGCTCACTCAAAGCCTCTAAACTCAGGCCCATTTCCCTACGGGCGGCCTCGTAGGCCTGCTGCGAAGCATACTTCGCGATGGTCATCGAAGTGTTGAGCGGGTCAGCCCAGAATTGCTTCTCCATGTCCTCTTTAGAAACCTGCTGATTAACAGGCTGAGGACGAGGCTGATTCTGATGCAGCGACCCTTTCAGCCTACTCAACTCGTCGTTGGTCTTCGCGAGCTGATCCTGCATAGCCTTAAGCTGGCTATCATCTGCGGGCTCCAGCCTAGGCGGCGGATCGGCCGGTGTTACTGTTGACTCGTTCTCTTCTGGCATTGTCTGCGTTCTCCTTTATTCTGGCTTCAATCCGCTCGAGCTCGATCTCAATGTCCTCTTCAATGAGCTCGAACACTCTCAGCATCCAATCCTTACCTCGCAAAAAAGCGTACTCCTCTTCAGTCCTACCTCGAGGCCAACTAAACTCCACGTCCGTTCGACGAAAGCCCAGCCACTTCCTCAAGAGCTTCGAGCGTGAGTCCTCCAGCAGACTCTTCAGCTCCAGCAGCTCCTCCTTCAGCCATGGCTTGCTGGCCAGGTCCAAGCCTAAGCGCTTCCGTTCCAGCGCCACCTCCTGGTAGTTTGGACTCGATTGCTGCTCTGACATCTGGTATCACACCCTCCGTTTCGTATTCTTTGAGATCGCGCAGAACTCGCTTGGCGATCCAAGATTGCATGGCGATAACGTCGTTGTAGACCATTCGCAAGGCGGGGTCGAGATTGGGGTTAGCAACGGTTTGCGCAAGCTGCAATACGGTCTGGCCGTGCTGCTGTAGTACCCCTAGCATGTTGAAAGTGTTTTGCAGATCGGTCTCACGGTTATCGCTGGCACTGCTGGTGCTCACCTCAAAGCGAGCTCGGCGCATAATGTCTGGTTTGGCTAGCTCAAAAGCCCGTTTGATGTTGGTTGTGATCTCTGGAGGGAAGGTCTCTAGAGTGTAGTCAAGAGGATTGAAATGCGACTGCATGATATAGCAAGTACGAGCAATACGACCTAGCACACGACGAACATCTCTGATGTTGGTGTTCTGGCGCTGGTTGCTCTCGCTCATGAGCGCAATAGTTCCTTGAGCGTTGTAGATCCCTCGCTTGCCCATCATACCTTGAGCATAACCCTGCATCACACTGCCGATGCCCATGAGACGCTCGGCCATTTGTAGAGTGAACATCTCCTGGTCGATCATGTTGTCGTAGTTACGACCAATGTCAAGAGGGCCGAAGGCGTCTTTGGCGTGAACATCGATAATACGGCCTGGGTACCAGACGTTACTCTGATTAGGCATCAGAGTATCAGCTACTCGGTAGAACATCGGACTATTGGCAATGTAGCTGTTATTGCGTCGGTCGTTGTGAATTTGTGAGCACTCCTCTTGAAACTGCTCAAGGACCTGACAGAACGACTCCCCGTAGGCAAAGTCCTCTCGAGGCAGTGGCACATAGGGCTCGTAGGGGTCAATGCTATGTGGATTAGGGTTGAAGAACCCATCGACCATGGTGTCTTCGTTCTCTGCACTGCCCTCGGGCCAGAATAGTACTACGGTGCCGAAGTATTTGCTAGAGTCGTTGGTCACAGGATAATGTAAAGTGGCCTCTACCAGATGGATCTCCTGTGTAATCGTGTCTACCACACCACTCTGAGTTTGAGTAGACTGTCTTTTGATATCCTGAGGCTGCTTAGCCATCGCATCTACAGACTTCTCATCAATTTGCCATTTACCTTCACGGATTTTTCGTAGAGCAGCTTCCTTGGTGAAGCGCACCCGATGGAACTTGATGATTGCGTCCTGAATAGATGAAGTGAATGGGTAGACACTAAAGTCCTCAAAAGGGACCACTCTAGATGTAGGCCCTTCCTTGCTGGTAATTTTCTGTTCGTCGATCGAGCCGCCTTCTCTGCTTGATGGCACAGCAGCAAACAGGTCTTCCTCTTCCCAGACTGTTTTAACAACAGCTGTACCATTCTTGGCCCCACGGAACATCATGTCTCGACACAGAGCGTAATGGTCCCACTCGTAGAGAGCTTTGCGGTTCATGTAGAGCTCTAGAGCGTCTTTGATCTCTCGAGGGAAGCCCTCGATGATGTAGAGAGGATGAGTGCTGAAGATGATGTTCAAAGAGCGAGCCACGTGGGTGTCCACAAAGATCCTGATGATGGGCACCACCACGTTTGAGCTATTCGGCCATGGAGTGACACGACTGCTCTCTTTAGGCACCGCCCTGTAATTGCGGTCCCACCTGTCGTAGTCAGAGTCCACCTGCTGACGACGGCTGTCTGTGGCCCGTCTGTAGTGCTCGATCAGATAGGTCAGCAGCTCACGACGCTTGTCGTCGGAGAAGTCTGCTAGGTCTCTGAAACGTATGATATGGTCTTGATAGGGCATTATGTTCTAAAGAGCACAGCTATAAAAGTACCAGCCATGCCTGCTATATTGCCCACTAAGGCCAGTAGAATATACCACTGACGATTGTCAATACCTTGAATGAGCAAAGACAGTCGATTAAAACGATCTTCTAGGTCGCTCATACGTTCCTCCAATCGAGCAACCCGAACATCAATCTCCTCATTAGTCATTTCCACCTCTTCGTGAAAAAACTAGTTCTTGCTCAGCATGATTCATCTGTAGACGCTCAAGCGATTTAGCCCTGGCCTCAACAAGCTGCAGGTGCCAAGCTGCAGGCTGAAAGTTCAAGACCGGCTTGACTACGAGTGGAGCAGGCCCTAGGCTGACTCTGCGAACACCCCCTTCGCGCCTCGTGTAGACGGCTGCAGAGGCACTACCTCTAGAGTCCATCGGGATCTCGCCATCAGTAACTAGAGCCGCAGGACGAGACCATTCATCAGGCGCGGTACCGACCACTAAGCCTTTGATGACTCCGAAGATAATCGGGGATGCTACCACTAAGGTTTTCAAAGGGGTCTCACTGATCTTGATCCCGTCCAGGGCCGTAGCCATTGAAATCCCCGGCAGAATGTATTCCTCAGCCAGGTATGTAAGGTTCTGCGGGCTCAGCCGGTTCTGGTCGCCGCCGGCCTGAGTGGCGAGACTGTCAGGTAGCGGCTCAAGCTCGGCGAGCGCGGCCATTAACTGACGGCCAGTGACCACTGTACCCTGGGGCGCGTCGATGGCACAGAAGTAAGAATGGTACTTTTTGAGATTTGAAGGTATTGGCCAGCAAGTAGCAGCGGGCGTCTGAGCCCACGCCACTGCAGTAAAGACAAGCAGGATGAGAGTTTTCATGAGTGCTTCTCCCCTGTTGACATGCCAATTGCGCGCAGGGCCATGAAAATCAGACCGGTGTCGCGGGCCTCGGTCAGGTCGGCAAGGCTTCCAGCATTCCAAGCCAAGATCCCGAATACAACGACACAGCGCATCAGGTCCTTGACGAAGCCAGGACCGTGTTTGTCAAGAAATTGCCAAAAGTTCATTGCAATGCCTCTCGCTCCGGCACGAAGTAGCCGCCGACCAGTGCGCCGAGCGGAGCAGCTGCCATGTTAATGAGACCCTCGATGTCCGCAGCGATTTCGGGTGGAATCACCAACCCGATCGAAAACTGCGGGTCCGTCAGCACCCACAGCAGAATACGGGTCAGCGGGGCCGCGAACATCGCTCCCGTAGTTGCCGCCCAAACCTTACGGTTGACGCCCTTGACGATCTTGCCTGGCACGCTTGCGATGGCTTTAAGTGGGTTCATGTCACTCCTTATGACGATACGTCGCTTTGCCGCCTGCAGCTCCGGGGCTACTTGGCCGCACCCTGTAGCTGCGGCGGTACAAAAGGGTGCCACTTCGCTGGCGCTTTTCCGCTCTGTGCCAGCCGGATCTGGAACCCAGCCACCACCAGGTGCGGCGTGTTCTTGACGTTATAGGCGTTAGCCTCAAACTCGTAAACCCCGGTCTCAGGGAAGCGCGCTGAAAACCCGTAGCGACCTTCGTAGATGACAGCCTTGCCCATGCCCCAAGCCACGAAGATCTCGTTGGCAGCATCCAGCTCATCCTGAGTCATCCACTCGGGGAGCTTGACGCCTTGGAATTGCTCTTCATTGTCTAGCCATTCCTGGTAGAACGGGTCCTGATGGCCGGGGCGTGCGCCGAACACCTTGACGAACTCGGGGTCGGCCCCTTTGGGGGGTGCTGCTTGCACCCATGGTGTAATGCCAGTGAAGAAGTCGGTGTACCACCACTCGCCGCCTTTGTCGGGCGGGGCTTGACGATACGGGCCGAAGGGATGCCGCCACTCAGCGGGGACGTCTTTGTAGTGCGGAATCATTTATGAAATCTCCTCTGTTTGCTGCCACAGCGGTGCTTCAAAGTGGCCCATGTCTTTTTGCTTCCAGCGTCCACCCCAGATTAAACCCAAGGCTTCGCCAATCTTGCCGATGCGATCCCATACCGGATCGCTAGCGTTCCACTGCAGCTTGTCGCCGCCGTGAAGCTGGTAAGTCTCATAGGGAGCAATGTCGATAGCCCTGCCTGAAAGGTGCTTGCTGTTCTTTGTCCAGGATACGCCACGGCGGATGTTCTCTTCCTGCTCTTCCTCGGTTCGCAGGGTGTCCACGACCATTACCGGCAGCCCGGCCTCGACCAGCCGCGCCAGGAACTCAATGGCGAGCGGCTTGAAGCTCGGGTGCAGATCGTCAAGGCTCCTGCTCACGATAATCCCTCCAGCGCACTGTCCACGTCTTTGGGGTACGGGTTCGCCTCCACCCACCCCTGCTGGCGCTCGGCGAACAGCGTGCCGTGCAGCATGGGTATGTCGATGGCCGCGAGGTCGGCCTGGAGTTGTGCCCGGTAGCGGCGGGCTGCGATGGAGCGCCAGCCGCCCAGCCACAGCACGCGGCGGAAAGGCCAGGAGAGCATGGCGGCGAGCCGACTCATGCCGCTCGCTCCACGGCGAACTCCACGGCATGGCCCGACGCCACCTCCATCGTTGCCCACTCCACCGCCATCCGCATGTTCAACGGCGTGGCGTCGCGCTTCATCACCACCCACTCGGCAACTCGCTGGTCGGCAGGAGCCCGCAGGTAGAAGTGGCCCAGACCGCCAGCCGCGAGAATCTTGAGGTGGAATTGGTCCATGGTTTCTCCTAATCTTCCCAATCCGGCAGATCCACGGTCTTACCAGCAAGTCCGTGAAAGCAGTCTGCGAGAAACTGGATCTTCCCGTCAGTCACAAAACTATGGCAGCGGGAAGCCGGTTCATGCTGGTTACACAGCAGCGAAGGCGTAAGCGTTGGCTTGTCGAGCGATCCGTTCCATGTCCAGTGCGGAACGTGGAAACCGTGTCCGTGCCCGCATCCTGGGCAGTGGAACATGTAGAGAGTCTGGGCTCCGTGCTTCGGCGTGTTCCCCGTCCAGGCTTTGTGGATCTTTGCACCCATCTGATCTCCTTAGGGTGTCCCAGATCGGAAGAGCACACGTCT